TTTTGGCAACGCTGAATTTGAAGGGTTTTTTAAATGAAAGACCAATTCAAAACCGCAGTTGACGTGTAGGTGTTGTGTCCAGTGTGCGAGAAGCCAGTGGACAAGGGGCATGGCAAATATCACGCGCCATCGGAGATTCCGTGACGGAGCATAAATACGCCCTCGATTTAAACGTGAGCATGAACCGTGTGAAAGAAGCCCTCACCGCGCCCGAGGATGGCGGGGGTGGGATACCTGATGCACAAAGAACTTACGGCGAACATAACGGAAAAAAACTGACATGCTATCCCGAAGGTTTAGAGGCCGCACTTGATGCCTTCCTACGTTTTAAGGGTGCTGTTTTTGTAGACGGGAAACCCGTTGACAAATTTGGCGTTGCAACTGCCGCCATGTCAGCGGCGGTGCAAGCGTATCTTGATTTTTACCGGAAAGGTGTGGGTGAAACCAATGGATAGCAGATTGAAAGCGGCGATAGATTATCTTCGTGCAGAAATGGCAAAGGGGTTTTATGCGCCAGATAAGGAGTACATAGAGACGCTCATATTCTATGCCGAATATGGCTTGCGTCAGAAATTAAGCAACGCAGAGATATTAATGTTTGTGCGCGGCTGGCAAGGTGGGACGATTCATCAGATCGCGGATGAACTTGAAACAACTGTCTATGACATAGCAGATGCGGACTATGATCGGATGCAAGACCTCATGCGCCTTGCACAGAAAAAGTCATCATGGAAAGACATTGAAACGCACCCGAGGGACAATAGCTGGTATCTCGTGACTGACGGCCTGAACGTCTATCAAGTCAGCTTTGACGTTGCAACCGCTGACTGGTGGACGAGAGAGAATGGCTCTCTTTGCGTGAACAACGGAATAGAGCCGATATACTGGATGCCTATTCCGTTTATGCCCGAGGAGATGGAAGAGTGACAACCAAAAAAGACATCGTGTCCATCATGGCGTGTGCCATGCGTAACAGCGGCAGGACGTGTGACGAATACAACTGGCCGGAGGTTATGAGCGAGGAGGCGTTAAGAAGCCTATATTCTGCCGGGTATTGCGTTTTCAAGATAGAATACTTTGTCGAAAAAGAAGCCGCTTTTAACCAGATTTATGAGGGTTGACAAATTAAAACGCACGGTGTAAAACTACACTGTGAATTGCAACAGGAGGACTAAATGAGCGAAACAGAAAACACCATGCTTGCCGTCATTGAGCGCGTCGCGTCACTTCCAGACGTTGACGTTTTAAAGCTCCAAGCCATGCTCGACATGCAAGAGCGCGTCATGCAGAAGAATGCAGAAATCGCTTTCAATCAGGCGATGGCGCGGCTTCAGCCAGCTTTGCCAGTTATCCGCAAGACATCAAAGGCGCATAATTCAAAATACGCAAAGTTTGAAAAAATCGAATCCCTTGTCAGGCCGCTATACACCGCCGAAGGCTTCTCTATGTCCTACGATGTTGAGCGCAATGCAGACGGAACGGAGACATATGTCGGTACAGTTTCACACGTTGACGGGCATAAAAAGCAAGCGCGGCTGACGTTGCCGCCAGATACTTCAGGATCGAAAAACAACATTCAGGCGAAAGGATCAACTGTCAGTTATGCCCGCCGATATCTTCTATGCATGTTGCTCAACATCGTGACGTCAGACGACGATGACGGAGACTCGCGCACGACAAAGATCAACCAAAAACAGGCCAATGAGATCAACGCCAAGATTGCAGAAGTCGGAGCGAACAAGGCCGGGTTTCTCAAATACATGCGGGTTGAAAGCGTTGACGCAATCCCGGAGGCCGACTTTCAGAAGGCCATGACAGCCCTGAATGAGAAGTCAAAGAAATGAAAATCTATGACGTTGAACAGAATAGCGACGAATGGTATGCGCTGCGATGCGGAGTGCTGACCAGTTCATCGTTTGACAAGATTCTGACGCCGGGCGGCAAACTATCCACACAGGCGGGCATGATCGAAAACAGGATTGTGGCAGAACGGTTGACGGGCGATCCAATCATCGACTTTAAAGGCACGCAATGGACAGAACGCGGCCACGAATTGGAGCCGGATGCCGTCAGCTTTTACGAGTTTAAGACCGGGAGCGAAACGCACAAGGTCGGATTTGTCCTGTCCGACGATGGTACAATCGGCTGCAGCCCTGATCGGTTTGTCGGCGAAGATGGCATTCTTGAAATTAAATGCCCGGCACCGCACACGCACGTCGAAATGGTTTTGACTGGCAAGATCGGCGAAGAATACAAGCCGCAGATACAAGGGCAGCTTTTAATTACTGGCCGCTCATGGGTTGACATTGTTTCCTACCACCCTAAGATCAAGCCGTCTATAATCAGGGTTGAAAGAGACGCTGAATATATAGACAAGCTCGCCAACGCAATCGAAGGATTTAACCACAACGTAAGGAGAAAACTTGATGCCTTCGCTCAATAAAGTACAGTTAATCGGACACCTTGGAAAAGACCCGGAGATCAGATCATTTTCCAATGGCGGGCGCATTGCCAACCTGTCTGTTGCCACGTCCGAAAGCTGGAAAGACAAGTCAACTGGCGAGAAGAAAGAAAAGACCGAATGGCATCGCGTTACCGTTTCTGCAGACGGCGCAGTAGGCTTTATTGAAAAGTACGCCAAAAAGGGCGACTCCGTTTATGTCGAAGGCAAGATTGAGACGCGGAAATACGCCGACAAAGATGGGGTGGAAAAATACAGCACAGAAATCGCTGTGAAGCCGTTTGGGGGCGATTTTAAAATCCTGTCGTCGAAACGTACCCAAGAAAATCAGAGCGCTTCAGAAGCCTCCACAGAGCCTTTTGAAGACGAGATACCATTTTAATTACGGCGAGCCGCCTCCTTGGCGTTGTTCACACGACCGCAAGTCACTCGCCGGGCTTGCGGTCACTTTCTATCAAGCGTAATATTTTTTTAACGAATTTAGGGTTATCCTTGGCGAACTGAATAAAGCCGTTTGTCATGGCAAGGACGACCTGCTCCTCAACATCGTCCGGCATGTGCAAGCCTTGGGAATAGAAGATAGCGTGATTAATCTCATGCAAGATGGTATTGGCCTTTTCTATGCCATGCATCCCCTTGGCTATTCTGATATGCCCCTTTGTGTTGTTATGCTTAGACGCAGGGTGCTCGCACTCGCCTAGAGCGTTCCCCCTGTCTATTTTGTCAACAAAGCGGAAATCCCATTTCTTATAGCCTATTAGAAGAGTCTCGCGCTTGTCCGTTCTCATTTGACTGATAAACTCCTCTCGCGCTTTGTTTTCTGGAAGTGCCCATAGCATTCCTTACACTTGTACATCTGAACAAGACCAGTCACGTTTCGCCGATGCCCGTTGGCTCGTATATGCTCGCTTCCGCATTTTGGGCAGACCACGCCATTGTGATAGTGACCCATATTAAAGGAAGTCTCAGAATATGGCCGAAGGATAGAATATAGCTCCTCAAGAGGCGGTATGTCGGCCGTGCAGTATTTTTCCAGCGCCTTTATGGCCTTGCTTTCCCCGTAAGATGCGCGTAAAAAAAGCCCCTTTTCGTTTTCAATCTTTCTTGACAGCCCAAGCTGTGCCGCCAGATCGTCAAGTTTTTTTGAGGTAAAACCGAACTTCCGCGCCTGTTTTAGAGTGTCAATCATGACTGGTTTTTTCACTGGCGGCAACTTGTGGAATATCACACGCGCCATGAACCTTTTCCAGTCGAACGAATCGCCATTGTGCGCGACTATAGCATCGGCAGAAGATATAAGGCCATGCAGCTTTTTAATGACGTTGATATCGTTGACGCCGTTAACTGGGAACCGTTCATGCGGCTTTATAGATATAGATTTTACTTCATCCTCGCCCAGCCACTTCCACGCGGCGCATATAATATGCCAGTCTTGGACAACAGACGAATATTGCATGTTCTGGTCATAGAGACCCCAAACTGCTGAAATTATCGGAGAGGTCTCTATGTCCCAGAATAATATTCTCAAATCGCCACCCCCTGCACTCTGACTCGCTTTGTGAAATCAAGCACTATGATATGCGGGGGATATTCTCTATATGGCTTTGCGTGCTGGTATCCGTAGAAATCAAAACACTCGACCATGCAACCGTTTTCCAAACGTGCCGACCAAAGTGATTTCAATTTATGTACACGCCTCAAGTTGCAGCCTCAACCTTTCAATGCGCTCCAACCACTCGAAAATGGCTGGACAATTATTCACGTTTTGATGATAGCACATTTTAATGAGTTCTTCAGCAACAGCTTTTCCCGCAGGGGGATATGCTGGGCAGTTAGAGGCCGCCGTTGCGCATCCGCTCAATAAGAACGTCAGCGCCAACAGGTGAAGAAGCGGCGATTTTATTTTGTTCGCGGAGAGTGTCATTCATCTTGCTCATTGTTTTAATGGCAGAAGCTTGCAACCCTATGCGCTGATTTAGCTTTATCACTTGCCAAAACAAGAAAGCGCATAGGGCTGAAAGTATAATAACAGCATAGATCATTTAGCATCTTCAGTGATGAAGACCTGAACAAGACCGATTGCAGCAAGGCCGCAAGCGGTGATCGCAGCAGCCAATTCAGGCTTAATCACGATCCCGGCAGCAGTCAGGATTGAGAAAATGCCCTTCCATGTGCTGTCTTGCTTTAGATATTCTAGAACCTTTTTCATTCCTATCTCCTATTGGTTGACTTTGTATTCAGCAACGCCGTTTTTCAGTTTAGAAAAGTCAATCGGATGCGGCGGTTTCGCAGCGCCAGAGGCAACGAGCGTGCCAACCCCGGCAAAGAATAAAAACGCAGCGCCGATAACTGTAATGAATCCAGATTGTTTTTTCATGTTTGCTCCCTTTCTTAGTCGCTGCTTATTTTACCACTTGCGGCAGTTCTAAACAACTTTCTTTCAGCAGCCCTTCTATTGACAAGACCCGGCAGCGTTTTCCCGCCCGCCTTTGTCCACCTTAGAAACTCATCGCCAGCCCCTTCATAGTCTTTCGCATTAAGCTTTTTTAGCAGCGTCGAATTCCTAAGCGCAGAAAGACCCACATTATAAGCGAACGAGACAAGGGCTGCGAATTGATTGTCAGTTATCGGCACCTTAACGCAATCTTCCACGCCTTTGCAGAACTTAGAAAGGTCGCTTGACAACAACTCATCCGCTTCTGCCTGAGTGATGACATCGCCTTGTTTAATGCTGCTGCTAACATGTCCATATCCGATTGTGAGGACGTTGGCAGGACAGAGATAGGCTTTAAGGCTTAGCCCCTCAAATTTCTTAATCAGGCTTATTCCAGCCTCGTTAATATGCCTATGCGACGTCATGCCTCTGTTTGCCTAATGCACGTTGCCTTGATATTTAGTCGCGCCATTTCGTCTTTGTCAAACATGCAAACTTCATAGCTTTCATATTTAGCCTTCGGAACGATTATTATTTGCTTATTTCCAATCTCCAGAATAGCGCATAATAACCAGATTCCGTTCATGCGTCCGGCTTTCCTCGCGTGAAGTAGTATGTCATGAATGACCATAGGGCGGTGAAGGCAAACATTACGCCTCCAACAAAGCCCTTATAATGTCCAAGGTCTTTTTTAATGTCCCTGACATCGCTCTTGAGTTCGTCTATGGCGTCTTTCAATAATTCAAATGCTTGATTGTTCATGCCGCACCCAAAAATATTATAACATTTTGACCGCATAAACGCATATTAAATTATTCACCCTGAAGCAATGCCAGCCTAGCTTCTGCCTCTGCGATCTGCTCATCCAGCCTTGCGTTTTGAAGCTGGAAGTTCGTAAGGTTGTATTCCTTCCGCTTCCGCATCATTTCAATCTCGGCTTCCAAAACAGTTATCTGATTCGACATTTTAATACCCCTTCACGTATGAAATGACATCCCATTTATTCGCCGTTGCATTATAAATGCAATCGATGTAGTCGGTCAGACCGGATGTCGTGATGGTCAGACCTGTTATCGTCGTTCCGAATCTAAACCCGCCAGTGCCAGTATTCAGCGCAAGCGTCCTGTTTGCACCGCTGGCCGTATGACGGATGGTTATGCGTTGCCCTGCGCGTGGATTCGTCGGCACCGCTATCGTCCTATCCCCTGCGGCTGTCAGGCTGAACACGTTACCCAGCGCAGCGTTTAAAGCTGGTGTCGCGCCATCGGTCAGTGTCACAACCCTTGTACCTAACCTTGTCTTTGTGCCGTCTGCATCCATTGCCTGAAGCAATCCGGACTCGGCATATAGAGCTACGGCATTAGTCAGCGTAGATGATGGAACAGTCTGCGCGTTTCCAAGCGCAAGAATGCCTTTGCCGCCACCCCAACCATGAGACCACACAAAGGAGTTGCCGCCTTCAACGCCGAAGTTGCCATTCTTGTCCATGATGAACCTAGCGCGTCCATCCGATGGAGAAGGATGAGTCCAGAATTCAATATCACCACCCTGCCAGTTGAATAGCTGGAACTGGTCTCCTGCCATACCGAAGAACGCGCCAGTATTCGCACCGCCGCTGTTCAAAATTTCAATCCATGAGCCTTCGCCAGCATCGCCGATGTTTTGAACTGACAAAACAAATCCGGGATATGTCGCTGGTGCCATAGTACCAGAGTAATTAAGAACAAGAGCGCCATTTCCAGATGTACTGAATTTTGCTTTCGGTAGTTCATTTTCATCTTGAATTTCAAAGGCAGCTTCTCCTGACCCGCCTATCATGCGGACTACAAGGCCTTTGTCCTTGTCGCTTTCTACTCCGACGAATAGCTGTGCGTCCGTCAGTCCCACGGATTCAGGTCCGACGACAAGCTGATCCGGAATTATCATATTGTCGCCATCATCTATGGTGACGTTAGATTTTTGTATCAGCTTTCCTGTTGTCCCGTCAAACCTAGCGACCGTGTTATCAATTACTTTAGCGTCAACTTCGTTAGAGACATTTCCTTGAGTAGCGGCGTTTATAGTTATTGTGTCTGTGCCGCTGTCTGTTGTTATCGTTAGGTTAGTACCAGCAGCAAGTGTCAGCGTGTCGGACGTTGTATCAGCCACAACATCACTCTGGCCGGAAACTGAAATCTTGCTAAAAATTAACTGGTCGCCAGTGTTAGAGCCGGAGACTTCAGCATCGTCAACTATGGTTAGCTTTGTTCCAGAATTAAATATAAGGTAGGCGGCCTTTCCCGGATCGACAATCTCAACATTATTAACCGTTAAAACGCCGCTAACATTTCCATTCACATCTATAGTGACAGGACTTTCCTTGATTTTTTTTCCGTCTGTCCCGTCAAATAAAGCTATCGCCTCATCCGTTGAAGACGCAGCGCCGACCGTAAGACTTGCCTGAACACTCGCTGGAACGTCATTCACAATGTCTTTTGTTCCAGCACTAAAGTTCACAAGGTTGTCTGAATTTGAAGATTTTAAAACAGTATGGCGCACAAGCTCGCCTGCGCTTATATAGCCCTCCCCAATCTCGTGCTCGCTTTGGAATTGGTGCCTTATGCAGTAATAAAATCTTTGCGATGAACTGCTAGACGGAAAGGCAGACGCGAAAGTTGAGTAACCAGCAACGGATGTCAGGGCTGCATTTCCTGTTCCCTCAACCAAGCTCGTCTGGTAAACTAGGTCATTAATATCTGTCATTATGCCTCAACATAAATCGGTCTTACCCTGAGAGTGTCGGGCGTCATGTCGCTGTTTGTGATCGTATAAACCAGCCCGCCGGAGTCGGTTATCACTGCCTCCATTATATATTTTCCAGCAAGGCTCGCCGTGTCAGTGTCAGTAAGTGTTACCTCGAAAACGCCACCGCTGGCGTCCGTGATGGTTATCCCGCTTAATGTGGTTTTTGTCAGAGCCGCCGCCGTGTCTAGGTTTTCGCGGATAGACCATTTTATTGTCGCGCTAGTAAGGTTTACAGCCGCGCCATCCTGATCCGCGATCGTGTATTTAAGGATGATATCGTTCTTCTGTATTATAACCGCTTCAGTCATTTAACAATCCGTCCTTAATGTTGCTGTGAAATTATGTTTCTTAGTGATGCTTCTTTCAAGATAAATCTTTTTGCTTATGCTGGAAGAGATGCTGAATTTCTTTGTTATCTGGCCAGCTATATAGATTTTCTTGCTAACAGCGCGTGCAAAATCAATCCGTGTCGTTATCTGCCGATGAAGACAAAGACGACGCCTTATTTCTATCGTCGCCCCTGTGATTGGCGACCCCATTATGGGCCTGCTCATTATCGGTTTACCTATCATGTGTTTTTACGACCATATAAATAAACCTTGCCTGAAGCCAAGTTGCCGGATGAGGCTATAACCCGAACCGCATTGACGCCAGTTCCGGACGAGACACCCATCGTGCCATGCGTCTGCGTAAAGATAAACGCGGTTGTGCTTGTAACGTCTCCAATCACCGTGTTATACGGCGATGATGTCGCAAGCGGATTAAAAATAGTAACCTTGCCGTCCATATAGTTCGGCGTACCGGATTGGGCTAATGAAATGATAAGACTGCCAGAGGCGCTCGCGCCGCTATATACGGGCGCTGTTGAGCCGTTCGCTGTAATCAAGGCGTTCTGATATGATGAGCCACTTGTGATGTATGAAGAGCCATTGTTCTCTGAAGCCCTCAACTGAATACTCACGTTGTTGCTGGCAGACGTCAGACCCTTAAAAACCAAATCATATGAGTCGTAGCTTGAGGTTATGACGCTAGTGAAGTCTAGGGAAGAAGATGAGGACGCTGTTTTTGTATCAAGCAAAACGTATTGCTGGGAAGCTGCTGCGGCAGGAATGGTCTCAAGCTGCATATATGTGCCATCATAAACTATGCCATATACTGCCCCGTTTTGAATGTCTCCAGCCGCAACGGCAACAACTCCGGAAGCTGTGACCTTCCTAATCGTTTTAGCTCCCAAGCTATTGACGTTGATTGTCGGAGTCGTGGTCGCATTAGTGGCCGTGGCCTTAAAGGAAAACCTTTGTCCGGCGACATAAGCAGCGGGGGCTGGTGAAAGCGTCAATGTAAGCGCGTCCGCAGTGCCGCCTGCGGAGGCATAAAGATAGCTCTGGTTTTGCAGAATTTTAGAATTCGGTATATGGATGCCGCCAGCCGTAGAGCCGTCTCCGATCCTCAGCTCGTCGTTTGTTGTGTCGTATGCAAGCTCGCCGTCAGCAGGAGTCGCCGCGTTCAAGTTGGTCGATGTATCCCGCCTGATCCTAACCTGTTTAGCCGTCATGTGTAAAAACCCCAATCCTCGCTAGAACTTGGCGAACTTGTCCAATCGCCCCAATCGTCTGTAGTGGCTGGCGAACTTGTCCAATCGCCCCAGTCCTCTGTCGCGCCGACCCCACCGCTCGATCCTACCACAAAATTAGACAATGGTGTATAGTTAGACCGAACCCCAATCTGGTTTACGGCTCGCAGCCTGATGTCGTACTCGCTGTTCAATTCGCTGGCAACCGTCACCTCTGCGAAAGTCACCTCTGCCGGGACTGTGAATGTTGGCCGCCATTCGCTATCAGACGATTTTTTAAACTGAATTTCAACCTTGCCTCCCCTTGTCACGAGAAGATCGGTTATCGCGTCCCACCTCGCCATTATTTTATACAAATAGTCGCCTGACTGCGTGTTGACCGTCTCGGTATCAACCCCTAAGCCCGTTATGGCGTTGACGGTAAAAGGATCTGGCAGCGTGGTATTAGGCGCTAGATCGACGCTGGTCTCCTCTCCGCTTGCCCAGTCATAAACGCCACTTGCTGTCTCGCGCATGGTCATACGTATATATGGCACATGGACTCCGTTTTCGTCTTTCGAACTAAGCGTCCATGAAATTATTTCAAACTCCTTGCTTGTCCAGCCGAACCTGTCAACGGTAAAATATGCAATATCTCCGGCCTGTACCTGAAATGCGGTTAGGTTGAAATCAGCAGACCATGTTAGCTCCTGCCGTGACTTCTCTAGCTCGATCTTGGCAATGCGCTGCGCCGTATGCGGGCGCTGTGTTGCTGGAAGGTCTACCTGCTTGACAATCGGCTCCCCATCCTCAGTGATATAGGTATTGTTTTTCACCTGTGGATAATCGCTTGGCTGGCCGTCATTGATAGGGGAGATGTAAGTCCCTGCAACGGTATTAAAACGCTCGCGCCCGCTTATTTTTGTCTGCAAATTTATAGGGCTTATGATGTCAGATATATCAAAGTAAACGGCTGGCGTCTGATATGTCGCGGCAAGGATGCGGAATGAGCCGCCTCCGTAGATCATCTTTCCATTCATGCCAGAAAGAAGATTGGTTAAGTTCTCCCGCACACTCTCCCCGGTGTCAACGACCAGACCAGTCGTGAAGCGCGGCTCTGCCTTTTTCGTGATCGTATGCGTGCCGCTTCCAGAGCCAGTGATGTCGATTGCAGTTCCGGCCATGGAATTAGCGAGCGAAGTCGCAAGCTTGATCCGCAGCGTATCCTTGCGCTGATACGCTATGACGTAATAATCAGTTCCGGTCGCTAGACCTGCTGGCGCGACCCCCGTTGTCGTCAACCTGACACGATCCCCGGTTTGAAAGAAGAGCGTTGTGGATGCCGCAGAAGAAAGGGTTAAAATATTTCCGCTTACATCAACAGAAGTCACGTCAAGCGGGTAGTCGGTTACGGTCACGAATTCGTCGCAAGAATTAGCAGCAGCCGTCAAAAACGTGGCGTCAACCTCGCTCTGTGACGCAGCGCCGCCGTATGTCTGATCGACTAAAAGGCTGTTAAACGCGAGAGCGGAATTGTTTGAATATAGGGAAGCCCCAGTCCTCGGATCATATAGTTTCTTTCCCTTCATCCATACGGAAATGTTAGGCAGGCCGCTTGCGAATTTGTCTTGATCCCATTTAAGCCGCGCATAAATATAAGTTACGCCAGAGAGCTTATGATCAGTTGTCCACTCCGGACACTCGGAAACAAGGTCTGGATCGGCAACCTGCCCGGCAGTCCCTAAATACTTCTTGATTCTCGCAAGGCCGCTATATCGCCCAGTGGTTACGTTGCCGCTCCCGTCAAGATGATCTGGCGCGATTGAATAGTCATCAAACCATATCTCGCCTATTTCCTGAGACTCATGAGAGGCAAGGGCAAGGACTATATGCAGATAATTGTTGCTGTCAGATGTTCCGATAAAAACAATAGCGCCGCCCTGCCTTACCTCGCCAAAGACCAGATCCCGATTCATGATCGGCTGCTTAACCGTGGTAGACCATCCTGTGCTGGTTATAGTTGCCGCGCCAGCGTTTGTTTTTTTAGGTTTAGGAGTGAGCGCCTTAGATAGGCCGCCAAGGACTAAT